GCAGGCCGAGAGCGATGAGCAGATCCTTGAGCATGGTGGCTCCATTCTGATGGGTGGCGGAAGCGAGCGCCGGCATGCCGAGCGCGGGCGCCGAGACGAGCGCGGCCGCCTTGATTAGGCGGGCGGTGACTTCATCGTCGTCGCGGTAGAAGGTCGGCGAGATGTAGCGGTAGGCCTTGGCCTTCAGGGCCGCGACGGCGTCGGGCAGCCAGTCGACCCGGCCGAACAGACCGGACGAGCGGGCCTCGACCTCGACGATCCAGGCGCGGGCCGGCTTGGCGCCGAGCGTGATCGTGAACTCGCTCTCATGCTCGAAATCGATCGGTAGCTTCAGGCCGCCCTGCGAGAAGGCCGCGGCAAGGCGCTCGGGGTCGAACCGGAAGGGTCGCCCGTCGCGGGCGATGACGTCGCCGCGCGGCGTCAATTGCACCCACTCGGGCGGCTGCAGCTCTCCACCGGCTTGCGCGGCCGCCATCACCACCTCGAAGGCGGCGACACCGGCGATAAGGCCAGCGGGCAAAGAGCTGCAGAGGGCGAGGCGCTTGTGCATGTCCCCACCATGGGGGCGCCTGAAACGCAAAAGGCCCCTGACGCGTGTCAGGGGCCTATGTGCTAAGCACTCGATCGCGTGCTCAGTCGGGCTTGATGGGCGTGAACCTTATCCGGTCAATCGTGCCAACATTGCCGTACGCCTTCACCGTCTCATCAACGAGATCGTTGACCGCGTCTCCATCGTAGCCATCAGCGCTCGGATTGAGCGTTAGATCAGTCTCGACAACGAGAACCGTTTTGATCTGCCCAGCCTCTGCTTCGATCGTGGTCCATACCGTCTTTGCATTCGGATGCTGAATCAATTTCCCCTCCCTTTCAGGCAACCACGAGTTGCTCTATATGTGATTTGCGGTCGAGACAGTACCTCCGTCCCTGTGACGCGCGGGAGTTATGCCCCGCCGGCCGCGTCTTTCCCCTTCATCCGATTGGCCTGCGATTCCTCGACGCGGTGCACGCTGTTGAGAAGGATCTCGTCGACCGCGGTCCGCTTCAGGACCGCGACATAGGGCTTTCCCTCGACGCGCATCAGCAGGCGTAGCTTTCCGTCGTTCGTCACGGCCTCGGGCTCGTCGATGCCGGCTTGCAGGATCTCCCAGAAGGCTGGCCCGATGTCCGAATGCTTGACGCGGATCTTCGCCGCATCCGCAACGGACAGGGCGATTACCCTGCTGGTCGAGCCCATCTGCGCCGCCAGTGGATCCGGCAGAACGGCGACCGGCCAACGCAAGCGGCCGGCGCCCGCCTGGGCCGGATCGAGGCGGCGCCGATACTCGAAGCCGGCGCCGTTCTCGGTGACGTACGTCATCACCGGATCCTGACGCAGCCGCGCAACCGCCTCACGCCGCGCCTCGCTTCCCATCTGGTCGATCCGATCAACCAGGCGCTTGCCCGCCATTTGCTCCCGCACCTTGCCGGGGTTGTTGTCCCAGCCTGGATCGATGCCGGCTGGAACCATGCGGCTTTCGCCCGTGGTGCCGTTCGTCCAGGAGCGCAGGTTGAGCGCCGGGCGCTCGGTCGAGGCGCCCTCGCGCGGCATCGAGCGCGAGCGCACCCGGCATTTGCAGCGCCAGCCGTTCGGCGGGTAATGCGTCGACCACCAGCCATCGTCGACCCGCAGCGTCGTGCCGACCCATGACAAGTGCAGAGGCCGCTTCCGCTCCGAGGTCGAGGTCAGATACTCGAGATAGGGCAGTACGTCCTTGACGCGCTGGATCCGGGCCCAGTCGCCGGCGGCCTCGGCCGAGCGAATATTGGCGTCGTAAATCAGATCGAGCCGCCGCAACGAGCCGAGCTGCACCTTGGCGATCTCGCCGGTGCGCGGGTCGGTGACGCGCCTTTCGCCCCACCATCCCTTCTGCCGCAGCAGCGGGACGAGCTCGTCACGGAACTGCGAGAACGGAATGCGGTCCACGACTGCCTTGCGCGTCGCCGTGCGGATATCCTCGAGCACGTCGAAGCCGGCGGTTCGGGCCACGGTGAAGGAGAGCGCATGCTCGCGCGGGGCGACCTCGTCCCAGCGGAAGGAAGGCCGCGACGGCCGCCGGTCGAAATACTCCACGACCGGCTTGGGCGCGGTGGAAAAGAGGTCTTCAAGGGCCATTGAAGCGCGAGCCCCACAAATGGCTCAGGACGGCCGCGGTCTGTTTCCGCTCCCGAGCGAGCCAGATTTTTTTGAAACCGGAATTGAACGTCCTGTGGCCCGGCGCGGGGCCTTCCGGCAGCCGGGGAGCCGTCTTACTCCAGCCCAGCATCACCACGGCCCCGACCGATCATCGCGCCGATGCCGAGCCGGCGCGCCAGCCGCTCGACTGGGAGGTCGGGCGCCAGGCGCGCGAGAGTGGCCTGGAACTCCTCGTAAGACGATGCATCGTCCGCTGCGGCGCGGATCGCGCCGACGATCGGACTGAGGTCGGGCTGCCAGCCGTCAAGCGCCTCGCTGACGAGCTCGTCGACTTCGTCCGGCTCCGCATCCGGATTATCGGCCGCAAGGCGAGCGGGACCGCAGGACGGGCAGACGCGTGGATCGAGGCGATATGCCGACGTGGCCGCAGCCTTCTCGACCGGGGTGACTTGCGCAGGCTTCGGCTGCGGCCCGCCCTTGTCGGGAGTCTTCAGCAGAGTGGCGCCGGCGGCCGGCTCCTTCAGCCCGAGCTGGTCATAGATCTGGCTGGCTTCGACCGCGAGGCCGCGATCGACGAACTTGCCGACCGCATCCGACCAGACCTGCAGATCCTTACGCTCCGCAATCGGGAAATGAACCTTCGGATAGGCTTTCTGCGGCCCGAAGTTCAGGTCGACGATCGGCCGGATCAACTGCTCCATCAAGGTCAGATGAAGGTCGCGGGCATCTGCCTTCCTGATATCGCCGCGAATCTTGTCGAGCACTTCCTCGCCGGCCTTGCTCGAGGCGGTTCCGTCGCCCGGCTTGCCGATGGCGAGCTTAGAAACCTGCTCGTCGATGAAGCGGGCATTGCTCTCGAACGGCTTGTCGGAAAATCCCTTGGCCTCGACGAAGTCGATCTCCATGCCGATCGGAATGATCGCGGCCGCGTCGCGGCCGAGATTGCGCACGGCGTTGAGCAGGACAGCGCGATCGTCGTTCGAGCTGCCGGGCGAATATTTCCCCAGGCGCAGAGGCATGCCGTAGATTTCGAGGAACTGGGCCCAGTCGCGCATGCTGAAGCTCTTCAGCATGAATGACCAGGCGCCGACCCGCGCGAGACCATTGCGGGCCGGCAGGCCCATCTTCAGCAGCGGGACATGGACGATGAACTTCAGCGGATCGAGTGCGACGCCGTCCGGCTCGCCCTGGACGCGCAGGCGGAACCTGGTCCTGGTCTCGCGGTCGAACTGGAAGAGCCGCGGATCACGCCAGACGTAGCGCTGCGGGAGCCAGGCCGAGCCCGTCGCCCAAACCGTCTCGACAATCGAATAGCCCTTGGACAGGCCGTCGACGAGCATGTCCGGCAAGGTCTGGAAGGCCGGCGTCTCCACGACATTGTTTCGCAGGAAGTCGGCGATCTCGACATCACGTCCGCTTTCCGATGCCGGATCGACCTGGGCATTCAGAGAGGTGATTGCGTTCTTCCTGGTCTCCAGGACGTAGCGATAATGCGGCTCGCGCTCCTCGATCTCCTCGGCCAGCGTCAGGAAATCATAGTCCTCGCCGAGCGCCGCGTCGCGGAGGGTGCGGGCCAGCCGGGCGGGATTGAGGCCTGGCGCCACCATCTCGTCGAACTGGTGACGAATGCCGGTGAGTTCCGGCACTGCTCGCTCCTGGGAGAGCGTCGAGCGCCGGATCTGGAGCGGAACGCCGTAGGCATCCAGCAGGCGGAATGTGTCAGCCATCACTACCCTCACCACAAGCCGTCGCGACGACCCGGCATCATCACATCGCGAGCTTCGTCGACCGGCCGCATGTTCCGCCTGCCAGGGCGGGCTTCGTCGGCGCCGGCTCGCGCCGACTGATAGCCGTAGGCCTCGACGGGATTTCGGGTGGCGGAGTAGGCGAGCACGATCGCCATGCCGGCGTCGCCATGGCGCATGCCTCCGGAGCTGCTCGCGACGCGCAGGTCCGGGAGGCAGGCAATGCCCTTGATGACCTTGAAGGCGCGCAGATCCGCCGCGACCTCGGCGTCCCGCGGAACCGCGATCACGTCGTCTTCGAAAGCAGCCTTCACCGGCGGCATCTCGACCCGGTACCATTCGGTCGAGAACTTCACCTCGACCATCTGCGGCCCGAATTTCTGCATGCCGGATTCGGCCAGGCTGGCGCCGATGCCGGTCGCGTCGGTGCGGCCGCCGATGAAGCGCGGCAGGCCGCGGACGATCGCGTCGCGGATCTGCTCCTGCTGCTGGAATGGCACCTTCGACAGCTCGACCAGGAACGGCACCACGCGCCGCATGAGTCGCGTGATCTGCATCGGGCACATCACAGAGAGATCGCGCAGGCGGCCGACGTCCATGCCGAAGCCGGTCATCAGATTGGCGTCGAGCGTCGCCAACATGACCGGGCGCAGCTCCTCCTCGATCCAACGGTCCACCTCGGCGCGGCGCCGGTGCTCCGGCTCGAGGTTGAAGCTGTCCGGAAATGACAGGCGAAGGACGGGCGCCTCCACCATGCGCGCTTCGATCAGCGGCCCGGAAAGCCAGGCGCCCGAGCCTTGAGAGGGGACGCAGTAAAGCTCCTCGTCGGCGCCGGAGCCGTACTTTCCGATCAGCTCCTCTCGCCAGTCCGCCTCCTTCGCCGGCGTCCATTCGCCGTGCTTGTGGGCGTTCATCAGGCAGATGCGCTCAAACAGCCCATCCTTCAGCGCATCGTCGAGGTCGAAGCGGATGAGACCATAGCGCAGCCGACCGGCGCGGATGTCGGTGATCAACTGGTTGAACGGGTTGTCGACGCCGTTATGCGTCGAGATGATCAGCACCTTGCCGCCCCAGATCAGGAACGCCATGGCGGCCTTGATGAGCTCGGCGAGGTTATCGACGAAGGCGGCCTCATCGAGGATGGCGAAGCCCTGGCGGCCGCGCAGACTGCGCGGCTTCGACGAGAGCGCCACGATCGAGAAGCCCGAGGCGAAGTCGATCTTCAGTGCCTTGACGCCGTTCTCCGAGCCATCGTCGAAGATGGTTTCGCCGATTTCGCTGCAGACGTGCTCGAACAGCCGCGCCCAGTTGGCCGCCGCGTCGATGAACTCCTTCGCCATGTCATGGGAGGTGCCCATATAGAGCGTATCCATGCCGCCGATTTTGCGGGCGCTGGCCGAGCGCAGCACAGCATCTGCGGCGGCACCCCAGGTGGCGCCGGTGCGGCGCGACTTCTCGACGACAACGACGTCGTAGCGTTCGCAGGCGACCGCGATCGCGCTCTGGTAGGCGAGCAATGGCGCGGTCTCGCGCCATTCCGCCGCGGTGGCCCGACCCTGTTCCGAGCGGACAGCAACCCACTGATGGCGGGTCGGGCGCTCCGTGACGCCGGCGACCGCCGCGGTCACGGCCATTGTGGCAGCGACAGCCGCGGTCGCGCCCTTATGGAGGGTCTCGCCAGCCGCTTTGAGGATATCGGGATCAGCCATTGGACTGGCCGAACAGCATGGCTTTGAAGGCTTCCTTCGCCTCGGCCGAGATGCCCTTGACGGCGCCGACCTTCTCGATCGCGGCCTCGGCCTTGGTCTTGAACTCGGCTTCGAGCTTGGTCCTGCGCGCGGCCGACATGCTCTGGCCCTTCACGGTGTCATGGTAGGCGCGCGCGAGTTCCATCGCCTCCTTCGGCGAGCGCTGGGCTGCGTCTGTCTGGGTCAGCTCGAAGACGAGCATCTTGATGAACTCGCCCAGTACGATCGAGTTGTCGTCGACCTTCTCAGGCGTGAACTGGTCGGCGATGCCGGTGAAGATGTAGCGGGCTTCGTCGAGACGGATCTGCACCGCCCGCAGCTTCAGCGCTTTGCGATTGAAGGCCTGCCAGGAGATCGGCTCGACCTCCTTCGCGGCCAGCCGCTCGTTGAGTTCGGCCAGGATCTCGATCTGGGTACGCTGACGCTGGTTGAGTTCACCGATCGCCCAGACGATATCGTCCTGGGCGTGTTCGGGCACCAGGTCGAGAGAGGACAGCCGGTTCTTCGTCCCGGCCATCGTCACAACTCCCGCGACGGCCGCTTGACGCCCTCGATGACGACGCGGCGATTGACATGGTCGCTGCCCTTGGCGGTCAGCGTCGCGACCCGGACGCTACCAGCCTCGACGACACGGACCGCCCCCATCTCCTGCAGCCAGTTGAGTTCGTCATGGACCCAGTCACGCGACTTGGTGATGCCGAAGGCTTCCAGATTGACGCGGAGCAGCTCGCTGTTGAGCCGGCCGTCCGGTTGCTCCTCGAGGGTGCGCAGCACGATCAGGCGCGCCTCGGTGCGGATGAGAAGATCCATGCTCATCGCTTGGCTTGCTCCAACAAGAATTCCTGGAGGCGGTCGGAGATCTTGGCGACGGGCTGCAGCTGGGCGCCAAGCGCCTTCAGCTCGCCTTTCATCTGCTCCAGCGAGACGTTGATGCTGTGCACGCTGTCCCGATCCGGAAGGTGCCGAAACTCGCCCTCTAGCTTGGCGATGCGGTCCTCGGCCTTGTCGATCTTGTCGATCGCGAGGGTGAATTTCGCGTCGAGCGTCGAAACGGCGTGCTCATGGTCCGCGCGAGTGACGAACTTGGAGGCGAGCATGATAACGGCCACCTGGCTCGCCAGGACGAGCACGGTTCCGTATTGCTGCAGGAAGGCCATCACGTCGTTCAAGGCGTAACTCCATCGACCGCCGCGACGACTGCCGCGCGGCGGGTCTCACAGGTTTCCAGGCTGGCACGGTCGCGGCCCCACAAGCTCGCGACCTCGCCCTGGGTGATATCGCGATCGGGAATGGCCACAGGCCGCGCGCAGGGCTGCCGCGACGAGGCCGGCAGTTCGGGCCTGATCATCTCGACATTCACGGTCGGCTTATCGGGCGCCGTTGAGCAGGCGGACGCGATCACGCCCAAGCCCGTTGCGGTCGCCGCCAGCAAGGGCCGCATTCGCCTTCTCCAGTTCGTTCAAGTCGGTTTGAAAGCGGGCCTCGGTGGCCCGCAGGACGGTGTCGGCCTGGACGGCAGCGAGAGCCTGCTCGGCTCGTGCCCGCTCCACGGCCGCGTTCGCGGTTGCGATCTCGGCCCGCCAATGGGCATCGCGCTCGGCGCGGGCGGTCTCGGCCGCACCATCGATCACGGCTCGCAGGACCGATGTCGCCCGCCAGGCGCCGAGAGTGGCGAGCGCCAACAGAAGTGCAACCGCAAGGGCAGCGAGACCGATCGTGACGGTGCCACGGCCGAGGCCGGCGCGGGTTGCGATTGCCGTGACGAGTGCAGCGAACATCAGCCGGCCTCCGGGCGCGGCGGCCGCGGGATCCGCGCCGGGCGGGCGCCGGCGCGCAACTGACTGCGCAGGTCGAAATGCCCGATGCCCTGATAGACGCCGATCACCGAGGCGATCAGCATCACCATCATCGGGACGATGGTCTGCGCCATGGCGACGCTGTGCCAGATCGACCAGCCGATCGCGGTCCAGGCCGGAACCAGCGTGCCGATCACCGTGGCGCGCGAGAAGCTGCGCTTCGGCTTGCTCAGCTCGAGCGCCACCACTAGTTCTCGCGTACGGGCTTGCCGGGCTTCTGTGAGGCAGCGACGCGATAGGGCTTATCCCAGGGAGCGCCCGGCTTGGGCTCCCCCTTCGGCCAGAAATAGCCGACGAACTCTGCCTTCTTGAAGCCGGAGATGTTGACCGCGTCGCCTTGGTTGCCGCCCAGCAAATAGACCGTGCCGCCATCTTCCCCGACATAGAAGCCGACATGGCCGGAGGCCGGGCCTCGGTTCGAGGATTTTACGGCAATGCAGCCGAGCATCGGCTGGCCGAGCCGCTCGAAAGCGGCATGCTTGACGTAGGAGCGCGCCATCGCGCTGGCCGAGCCGGCCACGCCCGCCTTTTCCAGCATGGCGTTGACGAAGATAGCGCACCACGGCACGGCGCCGTCGTCGCCGCCGAGCGGCGTCTTGCCGAGCTTGCGGTAATCCAGGATCCGCGGGTTCGACTTGGCACCGACGACCTCGCTGACGCCGAGCTCGCCGATGGCCTTGTTGAGCCAGGCTGCCTTAACGGCGGCGGCGAGATAGTTGAAACGAGCCGGGAGCATGGCAGCCTCCGCGAAGGAGGCCGGCCTTGATGGAGCGGGCGAGCCTCGGGATGATCGGAACATCCCGACAATCCCGAAATTCAGGGGCGCGGCGGCCCCGGACAGGTGTCCGGTCTAAGCCTTGGGCTTGATGGGGCGTACAAACCGCCCAGAAGGGAGCTGCCACGCTTCAACTTCGTGGAGCAGTCTCTCAAACTCCTGCTGATATTCGAGGATGCGCTGCGAGTTTAGAGCGTAATCGTAGATTTGCCCAATGGCAGCAGCATCGTCAGTGGCCTGAAGGATTGCGGCGCCATCAATATGGTCGAGATGTTTGACCTTTCGGGACGTACCGATCCCTGGGACAAGATAGTAGCCCCGAGGATTCTCTGCTAACTGAACACCGATCACCGTACCGTGCGCGATCGCGTTCCGCACTTCGGCGAACTTTTCGACTTGCTTCAACACATTTTCGAAATTTGGCAGTGAATTTTGCGTGGTCACTTCCGCCGAGCGAAACGCCTCGCGGATCACATGCAGGCGTGCGACCGGGCTTTCAATTCGGCCAATCGCACGAAGCGCGGCGACGTGGTAAGTACCCACCAAATATCCGAACGACATAATTAGCGATGTGTCGAGTCGCTCCCACATCGAGAGTGCTCTGCCGACCGCTAGGTACAAATTGTCCTCTATCGGATCCGAATGCGGCGACACGCCAAGGTCCCAAGCTCTAGGTAGCGCGGCCATCTGATCTCTCTATCGCAAACGAAGCTCGCAAATCCTACGGTGGGCGCCGGCAAACGTCGATGCATTGGGTGTCGTTGAAAGAGGATTTTGAGGCTAGAGCAACTTGAACTGCCCACTGTTATGCTCGCGCTGCTTCTTGCGGAACCGACGAGCAGTCCGCTCAGTAACGCCCGCGGCTGCTGCCATCTCATTGGCCGAGGCTCCCCGCGACGCGGCATCGCCGAGGGCCTTCGCCGTGCGCTGCCTGAGAGCATTGTAACTACCAGCGGGACCAAGAGGGATGGTGAGCTTCTGGCGAGAGCGTCCCGAGCAAAAATGATCGCTTAGAAGCTGCGCTCTCTGCAGACCAACGGCTCGAACGAGCCAATTTTCCGGCTTCAAGCGCGCGACGACGAAGACCTCCTGGCCGCCCTTGGCCTCTGCGATCGCCAACGCCGCATCAATGCCGGCGACCCCCGCGATCTCGGCAAGCAGCGCCGGTAGGTCTGGCCAGCCCAGCCGCGTCATTGCTGCCCCCGCAACCGCTTCTGCCAAGCCTTGAGCTGCTCGATCGCCTCGCGCGCCTGCGGCGGCTTGAGGAACTCTGGCGCTGAAATCTTGAAGCGGGTCTCGACCCAGCTCCGCAGCGCCTCGCGGTCGAGCGGACCGGAATGCAGCGCGCCCCACAGGGCGTAGATCATGCGGATCTCGGCGCGCTTGGCCGCCGGCCTGGTCGACGCCTTCGGCTTCCAGCCGAGCCGCTGCATCTCGGTGAGGACCGCCTCGGCCTGCCGATCGGACAGGAGCTTGGCGCTATCCACGCTCGTGATTCTGACCAAAAGCGCGCGGTAGTCGCCATCCTCGAGGCGGAGTTCCTTCTTGGCGATATGGATCTTCGCCAGCATATCGCGATGGGTCACCGTTCCGCCCTCGCGATCGCGGCCTGCAGCTCGACCGCCTTTCGGGTGAGCTGCTTCAAGCGGGTTTCAAGGATGGTCGAGCGCCTGGGCTTCACGGTCTCGATGACCGCGATCAGCCGCGCGCGCTCGGCGTTGAGCTTCGCCAGATCGTGCCTCGCCAGCAGCGCCATCAGCGGCGCAGTATCGGATGGTGCGGGCGGGATCGGGCGGGCCATGGTCACGATGCCTCGCGCCCGCAGTCCGTGCCGGTCGAACGAAATGCCTCCGACGAACCGGTCAGCTCCCCCTTTGCCCCATCGACTCGGGTGCGCAGACCGCCACGATTATCAGCGTGGGCGGACTTAACTGCGGGAGTTGAAGATGCGGACGGCCTCTGAGCAGCCCCCTGCGATCGACCCAGCGCGGGCGATCGCAGGAGAACCGAAGCGCCGAGCGAGGGACGAACTTGCGGCCGTGCTTGAATTGATACGCGCCAACCAGGCAGCGCAGGCTGATCAAATCGCCAACCTGCAACGTGCGCTCCGCGCG